CATCAAATGTGTCGATTGCTGAAACATTTTCGCTTCTATAGTGGTTTCCTTCTATTACCACTCCTGAACCCGATAGTGTGCTCTGATTGATGTTGTTTATTGATTTGACGACTGTGTTATAACGTTCAATGTAAAACCTCAATGCCTGGTGAAATGTGTCTCCAAGATTGATTGCCATCATTGTATTCGATTGCTTTACTAGCTTCTGAATCCAATCAAGCGTCGAGTAAAGTTCGTCAATACGAGAGTACTCAGAAAACTTGTATTTAGTCTTCTTCACGTTGAAACTATAGATGTTAGCGGAGTGTAAATCGGCGTATGCGAGAAATCTCATTATTTACTTTCGGGTAACATTTTTTTGAACGGCGCAGTAAACTGGTCAACTGTGGCAAGAATCGTATTGATGTTTTCTTTGATTAGTAGCTGCATGAAATCCATCTTTGAAAATGTAGGTTTAGATTCAATTGCAGAATAAATAAGTGACAGAGATTGAGGAGACCACTCCATGTCAATCAGGTCGACTAGCTTATAGTTCAGTTCGAGATGTTCTTTTTCATTCAGGAAATACTTTTCGTATTTCTTTTTTAGTTCTGGAAAAGCGTCGAGCGCACTATAAACATCGTCAACTGTCATTGGATAACCCTGCTCTGTGTTTCCAAGAAAATCAAAGAAACCTTGAATCTTCTTATCTCCAAATAGCTTGATTCCTGGAATGTTGTCCGAAGGGTCACCCTTTATGGCTTTATAGAGTCGGTATGATTCAATAGGGCAGTTCTTTATTGGAAAGACTTCTTCCATGTCAGATTTCTTGAGGTATTTCTTCTTGTGAGGATTGAAGATTTTTATCTTTTCATCGCCTAATAACTGATAGAAATCCTTGTCGTTCGACACTATTGTAACAGTTTTGTCTCGATTGACGAAATGCTTAGCGACGAATGAAATAAGGCAATCTCCTTCAATTTGTTTTACAATAACTAGCTTTACAGGAAGAGTTCTCAGAATGTCTATAATGACAGCCTTTTGCCTCTTGCGAGACTCTATTTCATTCATCTTTACTGTCAAGTCATAACCAGATAATGCTCCAAGGTCGATGTTTCTATTAGCTTTATAATCTTTGTATAAACCCTTCTTTCGAACGTCTCTTCCAAAATCGAAAACAATGTAGCATTCTTCGGGCTTTTCGTCGTTTATAAGCTTTCTCAGATGTCTAAGAAAAACATAGATAGCTGTGGTGTCTTGCCCTTTTGAGTTCTGCAGAGTTGTATCGGTTGCTGAAAAGAACGCTCTTACAAAGAGGTTTGACCCGTCGCATACAATGATGTCTGATATTTTATTTTCCTCTTTCTGCGGTGTTGTTTCTAGAAGGATTTTTATCCCCTACCCAGAATCCTAATCTTTTGGCTGTTTCTGAGTGTTTTATCTCCGCTAGACGTTTCTTTTCGCAATTTATTTTTGTTTTTCCATACATTGGATTATTGGTTCCTTTGTTTCTGCTTATTCCTTTGTTTGATTCAGACAGTTTTTTTGAATGTTCTTTTGTTCTTGCAGGTAGCTTGATATTTTTTCCTTGTTTTGATTTGCTAATCTTGAGACCAATTTGTTTTCTTTCGATTTCTGTCATTTTGTTCCATCTTTTATGATTTGCGTCAGATAGTTTTTTTGAAATCTCTTCCTTGTTTAGGCTATTAGTCCAAAGATCTCCGCCTTGACCGCCATCGGCAATATTATACATTCTAAAATTATTATTCTTATAAAAAGAAATCCAGAATTTTTCTTTTTCATTCAGCTCATTTTTGGAATCAGAAAAATCTATTATTTCTTTCTTGAAGTTTTTACGTCCATATTTTTCGATAGCTTTTATCAAGAGAAGACCAGATCCCAAATACCCCTTGCGATTTGAAAAATCTTTTCCTATGTATATGGTTTTATTTATTTTATTTGTTGTCTTATATATTATTCCCATCGTCTTTATGCCACTCTGTTTCATTTATCATGTCTTTGATTTCATCATACAGCTCTATAGGGTACTGAGCAGTCTCAATGTTGAGAGCAGAGTTTATTGTAGTTCGTTTATACACACGTTTGAGAAGATTGTGAAGATCTTCGTAGCTATACACTTTATTGCTCATTAGATTTCCTCCTGATCCATGAAGTGCGCATAGATAGAATCAAGAACAAAGCGAACTTTCTTTTTGGGGTGCCCTATTTCTTTTTGAGTTTCCTTTATAAGGTCTTCGTACTTTACGCTATCATTGTGAGCTATTTTTGCCTTGATACTTTCTAGTATTATACCATACTCTTCGTTTTCTTCTGGAAAGTTGAGCGCTTCAGGCGTTAGTTTCAGGATGTAATCTCTTATCACTGATTCGCTTTCTATTCCGTGGCTTTCGTCGGTTCCAATGTCGACAGACTCGTCATCGATGTTCACTGTTTCAGGGTCGTTTGAGTTCATTGAAGTGTCCTTGTAATGCGCTTTCAGGTACCAAAAAATCTTGTTTCTGACAACACCTGTAAAATAAGAAAACGCGTCGCCCTTTTCTTTTGACCATCGTGGTGCAGATTCTAGTATTCCCACCCAAGCTTCTTGGGCGATGTCGTCGTTTATGTAGTTTCGTCGTAGAAGCCTATAGCGTTCGATTACTCCCGAAATAAGCTTGTTGAAAATGGGAAGCAAATCATTTAGGATTTCATTATCTCTTGTCTGCTGAAATCGTATGATCTGCTCTTCGACATACTGATTGTCGAAATAGTTTACTTTTTTCATTTGATGACATTATAGATCCTCTCTTTATTTTCTGCAAAGACCTGCTCCCAATCTTTACGGTTGAACTTTATGATTCCTGATTCGGTAGCGTCTGTGATGTCATCGTTAAGGTTGAGTTCGTTGGTTCGTCCAGTTGTGAGACGCTTCTGTGATTTTAGAGTCTCATACATCGTAAGAGATTCGTCGAATTTTCCAAGTGAGTGATTGAAGATCAAATCGGTTTCTAGAAGGGGAGTGTAGGCTTTATTCTTTATTGTTTTAGCAGAAATCTTTTTTCCTGTGATTCCTGCTTTTTCATCGATTGTGACAGTGTTCGTTGCGGCCAGACGTATTCTCTGGATAGCAGCATACTTGGGCGCATGGCCACCAGGAGATGAATACTTTTCTCCAAATGTCTGACCGACATTTTCTCTAAACTGATTGACAATGAGAAGAGTTACTTGAGCGTTCTGTAGAGGAATAGTTAGCTTTCTGAGTCCCATTGAGTTGACTCTAGCGCGCACAGCCATTTCTTTTGTGTATTCTTCGCCATCCTCCATTTCGATTTCTTTCTTAGATGGAGTCTGAGCTAATGAATCCCAGATGATAAGAGCTGGTCCTTCCCATGACTTGTCTTTTACTTTCGACACTAGAATCTGTCCGATTGTATCGTATACATCTTCTAGACATGGCGGTTGGTGATAAATCATGTCTTCATAAACTAAACCCAACGATTTGAGTCGGGCTACTGAAGTTGCGGCTTCTGTGTCTAGATAAATGACCGGCATTCCTCTTTTTTGAGCTTCCGAGCCAATCATAGCTGCTAATGTTGATTTTCCAGAAGCTTCTAGCCCTACGATTTCAACAACACCTCCTACGATTATTCCTCCTCCAAGGATTTTATCTAATGATGAGATGCTTGTTGAGATGAAATCAAAATGCTCTATTGCAATAGGGTCGGATGTTCCAAAGATTGCTTCTCGTATTTTTAGAAGACCTGGTCCCTTTTTCTTGCCGACAGGCGTAGCTTCTTCTTTTCCTGCTTTTACTTTCATTTATTTTCTCCTTAGAATGGTAAATCGTCATCTGGTTCGTCTGCCATAGGACCCACAGATTCAGCTTCGACAAATGGTTTATTTGTTCCAGAGGTTCCCTTGATTAGCTCTATCGATGCTTTGAACTTTTCCGATTCTTGTTCCATTCGTTCGTTTCGTTCTCTATCTTTTTCTGCTTTTACTATCTCTGCGTTGTATTGCTTCATTTGATCTAATACGAAGTTGATTGATTCTTCATCGCATACGAGTTGATTTTGAATCAGCTTTATGAGGGGCTTTTGATTTACTGCGGTGAGGATGTTTTTGAAGCCCTGACTTTCTGTAGGGATTGCGACTTCTTGATTGATCTCAAGATCGAACTTTCCCTCTGGATTTGTGAAAAGCTTTACTCTATGTCTAAAGGCGTCAATAAGATTGATGTCTTTCTTAGACATAAGTTCTGAGATTCGCTCCATCAGAATACTATAGAGATAGTCTTGGAACCACGAGATTTTGATTTTTTTGTCATGGATGACGTAGGCAAGAAAAAACTTTGTGGGAACTGCGATTTTGAACATCGACTTTGGAAGTCTAGTTTCTTCCATCCATTTACAGATGGCGCATCCTGTACAGTTTACTCTGAATGCTCTTTGACCAGTGCGATTCTTGATGAAATCGTAGGCTCCGAAGTGAGTGTTGAGCTCCTCGAACGGATAGTCGATTTCACATTCATCGGCTTCTAAATCAATCGATTCTACCTTGGGAACAATGTAGAACTCGTAAACCTGGTTTTTCTTGAACTGTAGATAATCTACTGTTCCAAATGAGTTACTGTCTGCGATGTGTTTTTGATGTGTTTGCTCGAAAGTCTCTTTAGTTTTTATGCGCATTATTTGTTACCTCCAATGCATTTGTTTTTATTATACCACATTTTGCTCGAAAACTTATTGGTTTACAGCTTTATTTGTGCATTTATCTTTCTTTTGAGATTTTTCGCAAAGGTTTCATCTAAGATAGTTGATTCAAAATTGATGGTTGAAACGTAGTTCATTCTGCAGATCTTCTCAGTTGAGTATGATTTCTCGAGCGGATCTAGATCTCTCTTGGCGTTGTTAGCGCTTAGTATGAAGAACGTCTTATTCGACTCATTATCGACTTTATTATCGTTTTGTATGAGAGGAACTATGCTGTTTAGAAGCTTTACAGAGTTTATAGTATAGAAAACGTACGATGGCTTGAATCCATTAGATGAATCTGCTCGTTTTCTATGAACCCGTATGGTATTTACATTTTTTGCAAAATCGGGCTCGAAAAGGCTAGAAATCTCAACTTGTGACGATTTATCGACTGAAAAGATTGTAACTACTGTCTGATTATCGACGACATCGAATCTATCATCAAAGTTTTCTT